CCATTTATATATTGGATTCTTTGCTCACCATCAGTACCTTCGGATGATGATGGTATGCCAACACCCATTGGAGGTGTTTCCGCCTTCCTATGCAAAAGACTTCTATATAATCTATCGCTCTCTTGTGGCATTTTATCCTACTGTCATTTATCTAATAGCAAATGGTGAGGAGACTGAAGACAACGACGTTTTTCTTCTATTATTCGCATGGTCAGAAACCTTTTGCCAAAATTCTTTCATATAATATTCTTTTACATCCAAATTTCCATTTGAATCAGCAATCATAGCTTTAATATAATCCACAACGGCCAACGACTGCATTCTGCTTAAATTAACATGGGAAGTCTCATCAACGGGAGAAGGTTCATTTAAAGTTGGATTACTACCACTATCTAACTCGTTAGGGTCAACCGTAACAAATGGCTTGATGAATGCAGTCCCCTCAAATCTCAATCCATCAGTAATACTTTCATCTGGGTAAACTAATGTTTTTGAATAAACTTCACCGGGTAAGAATATTTTATATCCCGAAACCGTGTCAGTCCTCCCAGAATCTACTAATTGCCATAAGTGTATATTTCTTCCTACTATCTGATAGTACCATGTTCTATGTGTATCATAACTCATATTTTACTCTGGGTCTGTATCTTCTGTAATTGTTGGGTCATTTAAAAGTCTTTTAATCTTTTTATATTTGTTATCACCAGTATCTAATATAGATATATTTCTCAGCTTAATTAAATTAGCTGGAAACGCATATTCTCTTGTACCATCTACAATATTTTCTTTCCAAGTCGTTACATTATCATTTTGATTTGATTGGATAAGATTTACAGCATCTTTTATCCATGCAATTACTAAGGTGGTATCTTTAGTACCAGCTCTTTCCATTATTTCTTGAATTGTCATTATGTTGTCGCAAACACTTCTAAGGCAACGCCAGTTGTTCCGCTTTGCAACCTGCCACCAATAGCGACAGCCGTGGTTTTACCTCTTAATGGTAAAACTATTGCTTCATTTGGTCTTATTGCCCCCACGCATTGAGACCCAACATAAATATCAACAGCCATGGTAGTTGAAGTACTACTCAAAGCAGTCGCTGTGCTATACTCAAAACCAGTATGCCTAATGCAAATGAAATCAGTGCTTGACGCATCAGCTATAATTTCACTTGTTGTAGCATTTGTATTAATTTGTTGATAAGCAACAGTGTTTGATGAATAACCGGTAGTGGTTGTAAAATCAACGGTAACAGAAGGACTTGTTTCTCCGCTTTGAACTTCTCCAGAACCTCCTAAACTTTTTTGCATATCTTTAGCGATAGTATCTACAGCAACATTTTCACTAGCTCCCACCGAAACTACTGGTGTACATGATACTGAGAAATTTACTCTATTTGCCATTTTTAACCTCTATTTTATTATTGAGCGGATTGAGCCGCTATTGTTCTATTAATTATTTTACTATTATTTTGTATATACATTGTTATTTCAGAAACAGCCCAATCATAATACTTTTTAGATTCATTACTGTAATGAACCGCATTTTGTGTATTTAAACCAGTATTTTGCGCTTCTTCCGCTATTTCTGCATTATATTTTTGTATGTTAGCGTTATATAAAGCCAATTCAGATTGATACTCTTGATATTTCTTAGATAGAGACTGCTGAAAGTCTTGGACTTCTTTATTAATATTATGAGTATATAAATTTAAATCTTGAGAAAACTTGCTTATCGTGATATTATTATCTTGAATAGCAGACTCCATTTGTTTGGCGGAGTTTTCCAATGCCAATGCTTGGTCTTGGGATTTATTAAACTTACTTATTTCAGTGGATTGAGCAGCTTCTTGCTGTGCGTCCGCCGCATCTAATCTTGCTTGCTCTATATTGGCTTGTAAATCTGCATTATTCTTATCAAACTCAGATTGTACACTTGCTTGATATTTAGCGTTTTCTTTATTAAACTTATTTAATTCGTTTTGAATGTCTGACTGGTAAGAAGATATTTTATCTGTTTCAGATTTTTGCCATGCTTGTAATACAGTCCCCAACTCTAACTGATACCTAGATAGATTTTGTTGATATTCTGAAATTTCCTTATTAACGTCAGATTGGTACTGCTGAATCTCATTTGAATACTTTTGTAATTTTCTAGTTTCATTTGAATCGGTAAGTTGCGCATCTTGTATATCTTTTTGTAATTTTGCCTGATATTCAGCATTCTCCTTATTAAAATTATTCAATGCGTTTTGTATATCAGAACCATACTTTTGTAAATCAGTTGCCCTCTCAGCTTGCCAAACTTGTAAATCCCCATCAAGATTTTTCTGATATTCTTCAATCTCTTTATTTACTTCAGACTGATACTTCTGAACTTCGGCTCCAAATTTTTGAAGTTTTTGAGCATCATCTTGTGATTCTAATTGAGCATTCTGTATAGCTATCTGTATATCTTTCTGGAAAATAGCATTATCTTTATCAAATGATGCCCTAGCTTCTCCCAATTTAGAATTATAATCGGCAATCTTCGCCTGTATTTCTTGTACTCTTGAAGACAACATTTCACTGTCTTCTTCTTCACTTATCAAATTATCAGTATCATTAAAATCGGGGGGAGACATAACTGGCGGAATAAATGAAGGTTCAGTTATTGAACCCTCAGAAATAGTAGTATTAGTTAAAGTCGGAGACACTGGAGGAGATATGGATATTGTCAAATCTGATATAGTCGGTGCGTCAGAAAGAGAGACGACAGGAGAAGTATAAGTCGGGGCTGTCCCACTTATCGTTACACTAGCGGAACTTATTGTAGGAACCGAAGGTTGTACAGACAAAACCGAAAGGGAACCTGGGTCGTTATCTCCAAAATCACCTAATGTCCAATAATCATTGAAAGATGTCAGGGATGTTAAAACAGGTTTTATATACGTTGGAACATTCCCACTAATATCAGCTTTGGATACAGTTTGGACAGTAATAGCAGACACATCTGATGATGAAGCGTCCTCATTAGTTGCGTCAATATAACTAATAGTATTAATCGAAGGAGACGATGGAGCTGTAGCTGATATACTTAAATCACTACCAAAAGAAGGAGACGATGGCGGAGTTGGGGCTGTTAATGCGCTCCATGTATCCACTTTACTGCTTGCAAGTTTTTCAAACTCTTGAGAACAAGCATGGAATATAACCGCACTTCTTAAATCACTATCATCATCAACTTGTGTATAATCTACATAATAAACATATCCATTATCACTACCACCACTAGACGGGTCTGGTTTGATAAATACTCTCCCTTGCGCTAAATAATATTTTGGGAACAATTCAGTAGCCTTATGAAGACTTGTACTGTCATCAACCCATTTAGATAAAGAGAATGGAACTTGCTCGGCTGGATACCCATTTCTCTCAACTGATAATACTGTATCCGCACCACTAACATCAAATCCATTAGCATCGGTCACAGCGGTCGATTGCTTAGCTGCGAACCATAATAATTCTTTCGGAATCTTAGAAGCTACAAATCTTTGAGCAGTCTCAATAAATCCAGTATTTGCAGTCGTAACTCCAGTTATATTTTGAATATCGCTTGATATTTCTGTTGTAGCCATTTTTACTCTTAAATTTTGTTAATTAAGAGAATGAGCGCCCCCAGCCGGAAAGGAGGAAAACAACCAAGGGCGCCACCCTCAATCTATCCTTATATCGAGGTACTAAACTCGAACTTCAGATTACTTCTTCTGTATTACCATCACATAAACAGTGGCGGAATCTAAATCAACCGGCCCACTAGTGCTATTTGATAATACACAAGTAACTGTATCAGCTGCTGTAACATGAGCATCTAGTTGCAAGTCTGCAATATCAATACTCAAACTAGCTAGAACATAATCTCCAAGAGCTGCTCCAGTTACAGTTACTTCTTTAGCTTCTTCGTCTCCATCAGCTATTGAACTAGCATCCCAAGTCGCACTGCCTGAAAGAGCAGTCCCTAACTGATTTAAGTTGTCGTCAGCTTTATTTTGTCCATACATTGGATTTGCCATAATTAACTCCTATTATTTCCAAACCGCATGGGCTTCAGGCATTTGCCATTCCATACCAGCTTCTGTTTGAATTAAGTCAACACGACGGTCAACACCACTATTTTCAAGTGTTTGTACACCTACATAAATAGCCGTATCTCTGTTCAATCCGTTACCAACAAGAGGTCTATATGCACAATGTCGCAGGTTAACTGCAAGCATTTTGACTTGAGTACCATCTAAGTGAACATTACGAGCAACATTCATAACACCATAAGGAGTATAAACTTGTGTAATATCTACACCGAAGACGTTCTTTTTACCACCAATAGAGAAATCAGCCCGAGCCGCATAAGCGTTTGTTGAACCGAGGTCTGTTTTCTTAGCATTAGCAGTAAAGTAACCACTCAATTTGTGCAACCAATTATATACATCAGTTGATACTAGGAACAAAGTAGCGTTCGCATTATTGTAACGTGGGTCTAGGAAATTGCTCATATCATCCAAGAAATCATCTTGAGATTTTGTGCCAGTTCCACCCATACCAGAACCGTCAAATACGTTTCCATATTGGAGAACGAAATCTACGGCACCTTGAGTATATTGAACACCACCAGTTGAGCTCTGAGAGCCAAACAACAGTGAAGTTTCAATATCCCATTTATGTTCAATCAACTTTTCACGCCAGATTCGAGCATATTCACTTGGTTCATACTTCAATACTGTGGCACGAGTTGTGTTATCCATAGCGATTGCAGTTTTCCAAATTTGAGTAAGTCCAAATCCAGTTGTGAAAGGTTGGTCTTTCCACGTTTCGGGGTATCCACTACCCTGCTCGTGTCCAGTTCCGACTACATGAGAACGACGCTCTTCAAGGTCTAATGCGATAGATTGGTCGTGAACAGCTTCATCACCAGCAACTCCGCCAGGGGAGAAGTTGTCGGATACAAAAGAAGCAAGCTCATTACCTCCACTATCGAATTTAATAATATCACCTTCAATTGCTACACACTCTTTACTATCTTTAGTGAGACTGTCCGTTACAGTATCAATTTTCATTAAATGATAACCTGCTACGGCTCCACCACCGCCAGTTGCGGAAATTGGGATTTTGACAATCTGACCAGCTAGAAAGAAAGATGGGCGAGTACCAGTTGCTCCAACGTCAATCTTGTTATTAGACTGACCAAAAACGTTCTGTACATTACCAGATGATTTATAATCTGTAGCCATGTACAATTTAACTTTTTGACCTGTTGCTGAAACAGCAGCTCCAGCGTTGGACTGGTCAAGCTCTGCGTTTGCAAATTCATCTGTACCATTAGATACAAAACCCATTACATACGCATATCTCTTGTGGTAGGAAGGACGTCTTTCTGTGAATTTAAACTCTGGGTCGTCGGTAGGTTTCTTTGCTACTTTTTGCAACATCCGAAAAAACGGGTCTTGTGCAATAGCAAGTTCAGAAACTCTATCCCCAAAGTTATATCGCCGCCTGAGGTCACCGGTATCTTTAGAAGTACCGTCTGACCAGGTAGCTACGTCTGAATAGGTCTCTAGACCAAATACATCAGCCATTTCTATAACCTTCCTGTGGCATTTGCCACATGTTTATTAAGCTTTATCTATGTAATAGAAAAAGCAGTTTCCAAAGTGTTGTCAATGCCTAGTATTTCATCGAATACACTATCATCTTGACTTTTGGAAGGTTCTGGCTGACTACCAGCTGAAGCTAATGATTGGGGCCGCTGTTGGACTTTCTTCATTTGCTGTGAGACTTGCTCATTAGCACTGCGAGATATGTTTTGTTCACGAGTTCCTCTATTCATAAGATAATATATATCTTCTAGATTTAGAGTTTTACCCTTTGCAAACTTAACAAATTCACCCCATTGGTCTTCATTCATTTCATACTTTTGTCTGAACTCACTTTCTTGAGTCATTCTCTTATTTTCAGATTGTTGTCTTGCAAGCGTATCATTTAAACGCCTTTGGACTACACCATCAATAGTTGAGGACAAAAGTCTCGCTGAATCCGAACTGGGATTACTCACGGCTTCGTCTGGGTCAAATACAAAATCTTCATCAAGATCTAACTGTTCTTTCATTGAAACAGGCGCTTGACCACCACCCTCAAAATAATTTCTTACATGAGAAATTAAATTGGGGTCTTCTCTCATAGCATCGAGTATAGGCATATATGGTTCAACCTCACTAAGTTTCTCATTGAGTCTCTTAGCCTCTCGACTTGAATCACTATACCTCTTTTGCAGATTTTCAACATCTGCGTTGTCCGTTACAGGGCTCTGTTGATTAGGAGAGACTTCATCGCCTCTCGAATCTGAGGTTGTCTGTGTTGGTTGGTTAACCGGTGAATCTAAGATTCCACCATTGACTTGGGCATCAAGGGCCTCGAAAAATCCCTCTGCTCCCATTTCTGCACTTTCGGGGGCTTCGTCAAAAACGTTACCTACTTGTGTATTTTCTGTCATATTAACTCCTTATTAATCTAACATTATTGTTCATTACTGTCAAAGCTTTTTTTGCTCTTCATTTTTTAATTCAGCTATTTGTCCTTTTACTTCTCTCGAAATCTCCCTTTTAGCCATCTCGAACTCATTTTGCATCATTCCTCTTAATAGCTTTTGCTGAGCTTCCGTTTGAAGAACATCCTTCCTCACTTCGACTCCCCCTTCTTGAACCTTCATCTTTATACCTGCTTGTACAAGTTGTCTTTCAAGGGTTTCAATAGTACCTTCTCTATCTTGAAGTACTTCTGAAAGTTGCTCTACTTGAGATTGTAATTGTGAATATAGACTTTTTCTTTGAATTAAATTTTTCTTATTTCTAATATCTGTTTCTGCTATCATAGCAATATCATCTATTAAACCAGCTTGGAACCATCGGAAATACTCTTCTAATAATGCCCATCTATTTAATGGTAATGTAGCTCCAGCTACAATTCTTACATCAAATCTAGAAGATTCATAATCCATCCATTTACCGACTACATCTCCATAATCATTGTAAATTGGGATATTGATTCTAACTTCTCTTTCCTCTGAGCCAGCTTCTGGTTGTACGATTCTAAATACTTTATCAATCGAATAATGCTTTTGAGAGACTTGTTGGAAAAC